GCCGCCGGTACTTCCAAGTGTTACGCTGACACGCTTGCCGTCAGCATCAATACCTTCCACATTTACCTGATATTTTCTGTCTTCAGCCCTGCGATATTGCAAATCGCTTTTTTCAATATTGCGGGCAAAGTCGTATTTCACTTCGCCAAACTTTTCAATATAAGCGGGGTGTATGTGCAGGACTTTGTCTTTTATGTAGATGTTTGCCTTGGTTTCTTCCTGCAATTTTTTCAACACATCAAAGCCCGTAGCATTGTGTATGGTAAATTTGTCGTACCGAAAATCGTAAGTGCAATTAACCGACAGCGTTCCGCCTATTTCAGAGCATACATATTCCGCAATCTTTTTCAGACCAACGGCATTAAACACGGTGTCTTTTACCGACTTTCGCGTTAAATAAAGGGCATCCTCGCATTTCAACGTAATACTGCCGTCATCGGTGGCTATTTCCTGCAAATAGCCTTCAAATTCAGGCTTGTTATTTGCAATATCATCGTATCCGAATTTAACGGTAACGGGGTCGCCGCGCTTTATTTCATCTTCAATGCGCAGCGCACGGTTGTGAACTGTACCCGGCAATATGATGGTACAAGTCCCTGCCAATAAGTCCACCGACTTGCGGACTTCCACTGACGACAACAAACCTAATTTGTATTTACCAACCTGTATGTCAAATGTCATGTTAAACATTTTCTTCCGTATCTATTAATAGTTTAAACGAATAATCGGAATAAGCGGTAATGCTGTATTCCTGCCTGTTTTCGCCTTTGGTAAAAGGTATCTCATAACTTTCAATTACAATATGTCTTATGCCAAAAATTTCAAACAGTTCACATTCTACATCAATCACTTCACGCGCTTCGCAGTAACCCCGCAATTTTCCAACATCTTCTCTCGGATATACGTTGTCATCGTTTTGGTTATATAGCAACCCTGTTATTTGGATGCGGTAGTCGTCCCGGCTCCAACGTTCCTTAACAGTTCCGCGGGTGTCCGTGAGCGTTCCCGACTTAGCCACATTACGGCGAATGATAGTGTTTTCGCCGCTCAAGGTAATAAGCGGCTCGACAGGTATTTGCCAAAATTCCGACTCTGAGGCTAATTTTATACGCAGCGGCCAAAATTGTTCCGGATATGAATGTTGTCCGTGCTCCAATTCCGCGCTCTCGTGTTGCCTGGCAGTCACCGGTCGGCTTACCGGATATGGCGGTAATGGCGGCGGAACTATCCGCTGCAAAGCCTGCCCTACTATGAATGATGCCCGTGCCATTTACATTGCTGCGCTTTGAGACATATTAACCACGCGCAAGAGTTCGTCCAGCACTTGGTCGCGCATGTCTTTTACGTTTTGCTTCATATCGGCGGCTGTGAAAGTCATTTTTTCTACCAGGTTGCCGATAGTTATTGTTATATTGGTGCTTTTTGTACCGCCGGTTACGATGCTTTCGGTGGTGCGGGTTATGTCGGTGCCGCCGCCGTTTGTACTATTACCACTCGCACCTGCGGCATGTAATACGGCCGGTGCAATTCCATAACGACCTGATAAAAAATTTTCAATAGCACTAAGAGCATGGCTATACACATTAGATTTTTCAAACAAGTCTGATATAGCCCTCCTTTCTGATAAACTTTTCCCTTTTATAACAAGTTCATAGCGAGCCTTATCTCTCTCAACTCCATTTAGATTAGATTTCTTAGCCGCCTCATGAATCTCATCAATAAATTCGTTTATATCATTTTCAGAATACCCTCTTTGAAATAGTTTATCCCATACTTTTTGCTCGGCAGATTGTATTTCCTTCATGGCCTTTTCCTGTTGTGACCTAAATTCTTGCAACCCTATATTTCGCGCTAATTCCTGATTAGCATCCCGCTGAGCCTTTGCAATATCTTCCAACCCTGCCTTTTCTAAGTTGATATTTTTAAGCAACCCAGGATATTTATCGTTTATTTCATTGATAAGTGTTTTTCTTCTTTCGCTCCCTGGATTTGTCTTCTTTATTGCATCAAATAATCCATTTAATGCCCGCTGTTCAACGCCTATTTTAGCGGCTAAATTTCCAGTAGTTTTTTCTACTATACTTTTCTGTGCATTGAACTTTCTAAATACAGAGATACCAACAACTACAAGCCCTATAACAGCCGTCAGTGCTGCTATAATCGGATGAGCCGTAAAGGCCTTAATAGCCGTGTTAAGTATCATTTGAGCCGCCGCCCAGGCACCGGTGAAAATAGCGCCCAATTTGGTAGCGGCAATATAGGCGTAATACTTAACGGTAAATAACGCAAAATTAGCGTGTGCAATAACAAAGTAAGCGCCAATGGTGGAAAGGATAGGAATAATAATCCCCGCGGCAGATTGAACCGCTGTAATAATGTTATATATTACCCTTGAAACACCGGTAGCAATATTAATAACCATACTAAGGCCGGACACTACGCCTTGGGCTATTTTCCCAACCACGCCCAAAATCTTTTCCCTGTTGGCCTCAAACCAGTTTACCAACCTGTTCATCAGGTCGCCAAAAAACTCAGACACTGGCAGCCAAGCCGATTTTACGGCTACCCACATACCGCCCACACGCGCCTGTATGTCGCTCATTCGGTTGGCCGCCTGTTTTAATTTACCTTCCGGCGTGGCGGCTAATGCGGCATTCATGCCGCCAACGGAACCGGTAATTACCTGCGCCAGGGTGGTGACCCGCTGTTGCTCGGTTCCGTATTTTAGTATTTTTTCCTGTGCCTCCGTAAATTTATACCCGTAGCGGCTCAATGCGCCTACCTGCCCATCCATTACCTTGCCCATCATGGAACCGATTTGTACGGCTTGTTCCTGTGTGGCATTTATTCCGTACTGTTGTGCCAGCATGTCGTTCATTACCGGTATCAGTTTTTTAAGGCTTTCCGTTTTGGTAAGGTAAGTGCCTAATTCCTGTGCGCCGGCTAATTGAATACCGCCGCCGATAACGCCTAACTTTTGTTGCGCGCCTGCCAGTTCCTTAATGCTTTTAATTTGGTCATCGGTGGCGTTCATGGTATTGCGCATGACTGTCCGTAACTTGGTTTCGGCAACCATCTGCCGCTCGTAAGCCTGTACGGATTGGTTCACATAGTTGACCACTTTGTTGATGCCAAAATACGCTACGGCTACACCGCCCAACTTTTTGAGTGCGGCATTAGCGGCGTTGGTTGTCTTGTTAAGATGGTGGACTTTTCCACCTATCTTATCAATAAAGCCGGTGTTTTTCGCCGTAATGTTTAATATGTATTCTACGCTATGCGCCATTTTCTTGTTAAAAAACAGGGCAAATGGCCCTGTTTGTGTTATTTTCCGGCCTCTGTTTTCCTTATATCAGCCAGTTGTTTAATTTTTACCGCCCACTGTTCATCCGTTAAGTCGTCAGGGTTAATGTGCAGATAGTACTCCAGCATGGTGTCATTGTAACCTATCCAGTCATCTTCCTGCTTGCCGGATGCAGCGGCTACAACTTTTTTATGGAGGCATCCGCTACTTCAACAATTTCGGCTATCTGTCCGGACACGCCCATAAACAAATAGTCAACCGTCTTAATATCCTCCGAACCGGACAACCAGCAGGCTTTTAAGATGCTTTCGTTAAAGCCCAGCGGGTTGTTCGTAGCCACCTTGGTTGCGTAACTGAGTTCCTGCCGCCTTGGCTTGCGCAAATAGCACTTATGCTCTACGCCTTCTGCCGATATGGCGGTAGCCTCAAATACATCGCCGTGTTTTTGTTTCATCTCGGCAATTTGTTCCGGCGTTGCCTGTCCGATTACTTTTGGAGCGTCACTCTCTTTACTCATATCTTTTAATTTTTAATTCTTAATTTTTAATTGTTTTATGCTCGGTTAAAAACGCGAAGCGCAACGAATGGCAATTCAATTTCCATGAACTTGTCGCCCTGTGTCATATCCTTTGGGGCTTCGGTAAATTGCAGCCCGGAAATAACATCCGTTGTAACCACTCCGGCGCCCTCTTCAATGTTACCGCCGTATGCCACAACAGCCTCCAATATAAGGCCTAATACCGACCTTGTTGGACTGCCGTCCACCAGCGTTTCATACTCCGATTGGAGCATGGTAATACTTCCTTCAACGCTGTAGTTACCGCGTTGGATAGAGTGCGGGTATCGCCCTTTGCCATATACCGGCTCTTTTTCTGTTTTCTCAGTATATTTAATGCCGCGAAAGCCGGTTATATCACGGCCGCCAAGCACCAACATCAAATCGGCAAACTCGTATTGCCGTCCGTTAATTACTACCATTATACTTGTTGTATATCAAATCCTAAATAAACATCTACATATTCCGAATAACCAAAGGGACGTACTTTTACGTTGACCTTTATGTTACCGGTAGAAATCACATTTTGCTCAGGGTCAACAAAGGCCTTAACGCCTCTGTCGTTGGCATCGGCGGGGTCGCGGCTCAATTCGCCATTCGCGGTCATTTGGTTGTAAACGGCATTTATCAGCAGTTGTTCCCAATTCTTGGAAAAGGCGGGCAGAATGGTACCGCGCGAAGTTACCGGAACCGTATCCAGCAACTCGTTCAACATCGTAACGTATGCAATACGGTAAGCCTTGTCAATTGTTCTGCGCCAGGCAATGCGGTGGTAGTCATCACTCGGCAGGGATGCCAGCGGGTCGTTGGTAAAGAAATAACCTGCCCTTCCGGTGTATGCCCGGAATGTAATATAACCCTTATTGTTCAGCCCTTCAACATCTGCGCGTTCAGCAGGGTCGCCGGCAATAAAGATGGTTTGCGCCGCCACTGTGCCGTCCTTCACACGACCGATGTTTTGCTGCACGGGAATAGAAGCGAGACGACCGGCTAACAAGCCCATAGCCGCGCCGTTGGTTCCGGCGGCGGTGTCGCCAATCAGTACGCCAACGCGGTTATTTGTCATTGTTGTAAGGTCGGTAAGGGCGCTTGCAACACCTGTGTAACCGCGTCCCTCCACGATGACGAAAACAGGGGCTTTCCATGTTTGCTCCGCCCAATTGCCTAAAGCCTGTCCGTTGACAATAGCGGCATATACATCGGCATCCAGTCCGTTTTCGATTGTCGGCGTGTAACCGGCGGCAGGAGCGTAGTTCACAAGAATGCCGCGCACTTCGCCTTTTGATACTTCAATTATTTTGCGGGCGTGGTTCTTGTTGGTAGCGTCCAGCATTTCAGCCATTGTAACCGTTTCGGCTACACCCATAAGACATACGCGGGTGCCGTTACCGGCTTCGGCGTAAAACTCGCGGATAAATTTTTCTGCCGCCGGATTGTTGGCGGCGGTAATACCCAAAGTTTCCAAATCGTCATAATTTGTCAGCGCATACGGATTGTTCAACACAAATTTACCGGCAACGGCTTTCGCTGAAACTACCAGACCAAGCAAGCCGTCTGCGCTTGGATTAGCGGCGCCGATTGCGCCGTTTTGGTAGTGTATTTTTACATAAGGTAGTGCCATTACTATTTTTCAATAGGGGTTACTGTTTGGTTTTTCAGCGTTTTTGCGTGGTTTTTCGCATCGTTTTCATTGAAGAAAGCGGTGCCGCAAGCGGTAAAATGGAATACATCCGCGTGGGGATAGCGTGCAAAAAGTTCGTCAGCCTTTTTGCGAAACTTGTTATCATCCGCTTTTTTATCCTCATTGTTCGCCTTAGTGTTAAAGGCATCTTGTGCCTCTTTCTGCCATTTGTTAACTTCTTTTTCCGGTACGCCGGCGGTCAGTACTTTGGAACGTACAGCGCCTGTATCTTCGCCTTTTTCCAAGGCTTCGGTAAATAACTTAATTACTTCTGCTTTCTTCATTTAAATAGTCTTTAAACGGTTAATTTTTAATTTTCAACTTTTAATTCACTTGTAGCGGGGGCGGGACTCGAACCCGCGACCCCAAGGCAATGACCCTCGTGCGCTAACCAACTGCGCTACCCCGCAATTCCTTTATTCGCTATAAATAGCGCCCGAATGCTTTTTACGTATGCTGAGCGCGGCAAAACGTTTTTGGAAGCCTACAATATCGCCACGTTGTTCGGGGTCGCGTAATTTACTGAACATATCCACCGTGCCGTCCGCTCTCATCACCTCGTCCCGGTGATAGGCAATAGATGCTATATTACCGGCTGCGCCGAATGCGTTACGTACTCCTGCGGAGGTATAGGTCGGATTTTTTGAGAATGAGAAAATCTGAAAGTCATACAAGGTACCGTCGGTAAAAATCATTTTGTATAACTTCATGTCCTCCGCCATTAAATCTCTGCGATGTTTTGGGCAAAGCACTAATACACGACCTTCTTTTGGTGCGTCCATATCATCGTAGAAGCCGGCTAACTTGATAATATCGCTAAATGACAATGCGCCGTTTGCACCTGTGGCAGCTAATACCGCGTTAAAAGCATCTTGTTTTGACGGCGCCCAATTGTAAGCGGCCAATTGCGCAGCCTTTGAGCGCAACGAATTTTGATGCTGCCGGACAACACTCGCCATTTTGTCGTAAGCGCTTTCCATTTCTTCAACATTACGCACCAGGGTGTTTTCCGTATCCAGCGTTGACAAAGGCAATTCCAGCGGAACGTCAGAGCGTTGCGATATAGGAATAGGATAACTTGTATTGTCTACCAATACGTTCGGGTCTACGCCGATTTCAGCAAGGTTGAGTTTATTATACTCAACAAACGAACTCATGTCCCGTGATTTTGATAGGAAGGAATCATTAGGATAAAAATTTTCCATCAGGATATCCAACCAAATTTCTTTTTGTAAACCTGCCATTAAAATATGATTTTTAAAAATTTAAACGATTATCTGATTATTTTCCATAGCCCGCTTTGAGTGCGTCAAAGGTTTCGGGGTGCTCGGCTTTCAGTTTCAAAAGCCCCTTGTTATCTTCCTTGAGCCACTTCATGTAGTCCCAATTTTCGCGACCGGAGGGGATGCCCGCGAGGGCAGCCGTACTCGAAGCAGCCGGTTGCAAGCCGGCGGCTAATGACTGTTTTGCCGGCAGCGCCGCAATAATATCGGCGACCTGCTTGTAGTCGGCAATAGCCAAGCTTACAAAGCTGTCGCGCTTGTCGGCTGTTAAACGTCCCTCTTTAATAGCATTATCCACCAGGGTTTCGGCGGCAGCTTTTTTGCCGTCATTCAGTTCTTTTTCGGCTTTTTCCGCGCGAATGTGTAGCGCCACGATGGCGGCTGATATGGCCGCACCGTCTGCTGAACCGGTAATACCTAATTTGGCATAAGCGTCAGCGGTAAGTACAATTTTATCCATTTCGTTATATTTAGTTTCGTTTGTAAGTAAGCTAAGATTTAACCTGACCTGTTCGGTGGTAAGTTGCTCGCCTTTTTCATTATATATCATTAACGACAGGGCGGCTTGGTTGGAGGGAATACTGACAATGGAAACCTCCAATAAAGTCCAATCGGTTACAGCCGGCACATATTCATTGCCCAATTGTTTGAGTTCTGCTTTATGGATGACAATTCCCATACTGGAGCCTTTAATAAACCCGCGTTCTACCTTCCCGGCAATCTTAGCAGCCTCATTGTCTTGCATATCAAACTTTGCAGAGGCCTTTATCCGGCTATCTTTAATGGAAAAATTTTCCCAAGCGCCCAACACGTTTCCGGCATTATGAGCAAACAACATCACCGGATTAGACTTAAAACGGTCAAAGCGCCCGCCCGCATTCATAAGCATAAATCCGTAAGAATTTATCACCGTTTCATCGTTAAGAATAAAATCCATTTTGCTTTAACATTTTTTGTTTGCAAAATTCAGTTTGTTTTACATTTTGGCAAAAAAGAGTTCCGTTCAGCGGTAAACTTTTTCACTTTACGCAGGTTTTAAGTCAATTTTGCAGCGAAAAACAACAAAAAGACAATGGCGAAAAAACAAGCGAAAAGCAAGCGCAATCCGGAAAAATATGAATACGCATATTTATTATATATGCAAAAGGTAGCGCAAAAAGATATTTGCGACAGGGTAGGCGTGTCCGCGAAAACCATTACCAAATGGAAAGCGGAAGGCGGGTGGGAAGCCAAACGCGCAGCCGGTAGCATTTCGGCAGATGAACTTGTAACAAAAACGCTAATGAAAGCTAATGAGTTACTGGAAGCCGATAACTTCAACGCAGACGCATTCGCTAAGGCTGTAGCACAATTAAAAGCGTTAAAAGGAAGCGCCACAGTTAATGATGTAATAGATTGTTTTTCCGCTTTTTCTGCTTGGGTGGTTGAACATCGCACATTTTATCCGGATACCCTTACGGACGAATTTATAAAACAACTTACCTACTGGCAAGACCAGTATGTACAATACCGTTTAGGTAATGCCGGCGGTCGTCAACAGTAAAAAACTGCAATACTGGCAGGAGCGTGTCCGATGGGTAATGTCCACGGACTTTAACCCCCATTCTGCCGATGAACGCGCCACGCGCATAGCGAGGGCGCAAAAAGATTATGCCTATTTTGTACAAGCCTATTTTCCGCACCTGGCCACTAAGAAATGTGCCAAATTCCAAATAGATGCGGCTAACTATTTGTTGAAAAATTTTAATAGCCGCGCCTTGTTTGAATGGGCGCGCGGACACGCCAAATCATCCCATATTTCGCTGCTTATTCCGTTGTGGTTGAAAATACAAACGCCCAGGCAATTGAATGTAATGATATTGGTAAGTAAAAGTTATGATGCTGCGGAACGTTTACTTACCGACCTGCAGGCAGAATTGCAGTACAATGAATTGTTTAAGTCCGATTTTGGCGACCAGGTTAAGGACGGGTCATGGGCGGATGGCGAATTTCGCACTTCCGATGGATGTATGTTTGTAGCGTTGGGACGCGGGCAAAGCCCGCGCGGGCTAAAAGACAGGGGGCAACGCCCCGACTATATCGTTATTGATGATATTGACGATGATGAAATGGTGCGCAATCCAAAACGAGTGAGTGAAGCGTTAGACTGGTGCCTGACAGCATTGGCCGGAACAATGGCAATGGGTCGGGGGCGGTTTGTGATGGTTGGCAATCGCATTGCCAAAGACAGCGTACTAAGCCGGATGGCAGAGCGTCCGGTGGTGCATCATACAACCGTTAATGCCTTGGATAAACACGGAAAGCCTTCGTGGAGCGAAAATTATACGATTGAAGAAGTGCAGAAAATACGCCATTTTGTCGGTGAAAGACGTTTTCAAAAGGAGTACATGAATAATCCGATAACAGAAGGTGCCGTGTTCCTTCAAAGGTATATCCGATACGGTAAAATACTACCGAATTTACGCGGGTATAAAAGTCTGATTTGCTACACCGACCCCTCGTTCAAAGACAGCGCCAAGGCTGACTACAAGGCTACCATGCTGGTAGGCCGTACTCCTACCGGCGAATTTCATATTATTAAAGCCTATGCCGATCGGTGCAGTGTCAGCGCCATGATAGGATGGCACTACGATATAGGAAAATACATTGCCGGACGTGTTCCGGTACTTTATTACATGGAAAGCAATTTTTTACAGGATTTGATTTTGGATGAATTTAAGAAAATCGGCCGCACACTGGGGACACATATACCTATACGCGGAGATTCGAGAAAAAAACCGGACAAATTTGCCCGTATTGAGGCGTTACAACCACTATTTGAGCGTGGCTTGGTCGTATTCAATGAAGCGGAACGTGATATGCCGGGGATGCGCGTACTGGAAGAGCAGCTCTTATTGTTTGAAAAAGGCAGCCGTGCCAACGATGACGCCCCTGATGCACTTGAGGGGGCAATATGGATATTAAGCCACAGGAACCGCACCACAGACGCAACTTATACAATAGGAAATAGACAATCACTAAAATGGTAAGCCAATGTTTTTAGAAGTAAACGAATTAAAATCTGCGATTTATCAGTATCAATCTTCGGAAATATCCGAAAATGATAACGATATTATATTGTGGAATATTGATGCGGCAGTAAGTGAGGTAAAAAGCTACCTGCGTACCCGTTATGATGTGGAGCAAATCTTTAACGCCACCGAAAGCAACCGTAATGCCCTTATCTTGGAATTAACTAAAAATATCGCCGTATGGTACATCATACGGCCAAGCAATGTAGATATTATCTATGAGCAGGCAGAAAAACGATATGAGTCGGCAATAGATTGGCTTACAAAGGTGGCTAACGGCGATATTGCACCCGACCTGCCTCCGGCCACCGATGAGTTCGGCGATATCGCTACTAAATTCCGATTCGGTTCACATGCAAAATTTGACAGTTCATTTTAAACTTATCTAAATGACAATTAACGAAAAATATGCTCTCGCCGCTAAAGGCGATATAAGCAGAAAAAAAACAACCACCAGGGAGGGCAAAGTGTATGCCACGGTTGTAGAAACCGCCGTAAGAAGGACACGTTATGATATGGCTATGTACAGGCAAGCGCAAAAATCGGCAGAAAATATCGACAACCCTAATCCGGTACGGCTATATGATATGTATAGCGATATATTGGTTGATGCGCTGCTGACTTCCCAAATAGAGAATAGAAAACTGCAAGTTACATCAACACCCTACGAGGTACGTAATGCCGATGGAACGCCTAATGATGAACATACGGCACTATTCCACAATTCACTTTGGTACCCGCAATTCCTGTCTAACCTGCTGGATACAATATGGTGGGGACATACGCTGTTGGAGTTTAACCTGAAAAATGGCGAACTTGAAGTAGAACTTATACCGCGCAAGCATGTACGCTCAAGGGCCGGTGTTGTGCTGCAAAGACAAGACGACTCAAAAGGGATTGAATACCGAAAATTAAAAGAATATGGCAACTGGCTTATTGAGGCCGGTGGTAACGGGTTGGGTTTATTAAATAAGGCCGTACCGCATGTACTTATGAAACGCTTTGCACAATCCTGCTGGTCGGAATATTGTGAAATCTTTGGAATGCCTACCCGGACACTTAAAACAAACACCTCTGACCCTGACATGCTGAACCGTGCCGAAAATATGATGCGGCAAATGGGCGCAGCCGGCTGGGCCATCATTGACGAAACAGAAATACTGGAATTTGCAGAAGCCAATAACGGCAACGGAGAGGTCTATAAAACATTAATAACGCTTTGTAATTCGGAATTATCATTATTGAATAGCGGTGCAATTATCGGGCAGGACACCGAGCATGGTACACGAGGTAAGGAACAAGTATCGTTGGACATATTAAGTTACCTCGTAGCAGCAGATGTGTCATGGGTCGAAAACTACTGCAACGCTAAACTTTTTCCGGCGCTCTATAAAATCGGATACATACCTGCCGAATTAAAATTGGCATACAAACAGGAAGAAGATTTGGACAGTTTGTGGAATAAGGTATCTGTCGCCATGCCATACTATGACATCAATCCTCAATGGATTGCCGATAAGTTTAACATACCTGTATCGCCGCGCACAACCGGTGTCAATGAATTATCCGTTAAAAAATTGGAAGCCAAACCCTATTTTTTCGGCTAAGCCCCTCATGTCGGGGGGCTGAACTATTGCAACTATATAGCTACAACTCCAATTTGGCATTGCTCAAAGGCGATGATGAACTGATAAATTATATCTACCAATACGGTACCGGCGGCGTGAACGATGTACTGCTGAAACGCTATGCCGGCGGGTTTGATAGAGCCGTTACACAGGTGTTTGGCGCAGGACGGCAATACCCCGAATTAGAGCGTGAACTGCGCCTGAGTGCAGGAAAGTTCGGAACATACAAAACCTACGACCTCTGCCGGGAACTGGAGCGGGCGAGGGCAGCGGGACTGTCATTAGATGAATTTAGAGAATTTGCCACCAGAGGCATAGGCGTATATAACGGATACCAAAAAACGGAATACAATACATTGGTAGCCCGTAGCCGCACGGCTAAACAATGGGAGCGGTTTAAGGAAGAAAAACTGCACTACCCGAACATTGAATGGCTGCGCACTGCCAGCGCCAACCCTCGCGCCGAACATTTGGCATACGCCGGACTGATATTGCCGATGGATGACCCCTTTTGGACAAACAACCAGCCCGGCAACTTATACAACTGTAAATGCGACTGGCGCACTACCGACAAAGCCGCCACGCAACGCCCCGACAAAGACTACGAGCCGGCGGCAGGATTGGATGGCAACCCCGCCCAAACAGGCGAATTAGTTACCGAGCGGCATCCCTACTTTAAGCGGAACAGGAACGCTCCCGGATGGGTCAATGATAAAGCCGTACTACAATGCCCCGACGAGGTGTGTTTTATTGAAAAAACAACGGCAGGCGGCAATAAATACTTAGAA